AATCAGCTTGCGTGGCTTTCCGTTCGCCACCCTTATCCTCACTCCGTAAATTCACATAATCCGTCTGATAATCCAGAGCCATTCCGATTGAGATGTGCTTTAGATCATCGATAGACAGACCCGTTTCTTTACAGCAAGACAGATAAGACTCTACTGTGAAGATTTCTTCGCTAGCTGATTCTGACTCATCTGGTGCTTTTTTGTCGTCATGCTCGCATTCAGCATTTCCATCAACACAGGACCAACTTCCTGAATCGGAAAGACTTCCATTTCCATAAAGAATTGTTCATAAGGCTTGATATGAGGATTTGCAGATTTGGCAAAGGTCCAAAAAAGACGGTTGAAAAAGGTCATATCAAAATCTGACAACATCGAAATGTCAATATCAGTCGCTGTCAGCTCTTTGTCAGTTTCCAGCTTGTTCAATTCATTCATAAATGATTGATTTTTCAACATTGAGAACAAATCTTGAAAATAATCTTTCCCAAATTGTTGCTTGTAAGCGATAGGAGTATAGCCATTGGTCCCCAACTCATACTCCTGATCACCAACCAAAACGATTTTACGCACGAAAGACCTCCTTATCAACCAACAGAAGTTGGCTCATAGACTTTCTTGAACCAATTATCATAAACGTTTTTATCATCTGCTGATGTGATAGAACGCTTGACGACGGAATCTAGTGGCCGTGGACGAGCATTGAAAGCAAGTTCACGTTCATTGACAGTGATCCCTTTTTTGGTAGCTGAACCATTTGATGGGCGGCTTGCTGAACAGTAGTAAAGAACATGACGTGTCTTGTTCTTATCCCCAGAAAATTCAAACATAAAAGCAAAGGCAGTAGGTTCAGCATCCGCTTTTTCGGTCATGACTCCAGTTTGGGTATCTTTGAGTTCCCCAAGGATTTTAGTAGCAAACAATTCGATGATATGAGGGATTTTCAATTTTCCATCATATCCCTCATTCGAGTTCATGAAGTGATAGGCGATATCATCCGCATCAATAGCTCCTGATTCCCCTTTTGGATCAAGAGTCAATTCCATGGCGCCAGGGAAGCGAAAGATTTCGTCATAGGTGATAACACCCGTATCAAGTGCAATTGATTTGACTGGCGCAACGTGCACGTTTTTTAGACCAAAGGTCACCTTATTTTCAGGCATGTCATTCCTCCTTAATAAAGATAGACTGTATAAGACTTGACATATAGTCTTTCAGTTTTGATAAAAGTTTCTTCTTGAGCTTCAAAAAAGAGCTCGTGGTTAGACCACAGCTCTTCTAAGCGCTCCTCTAAATCCTCATCCTTTCTCTCAAAGGCCAACTCAACAACAACTGACTTAATCTGATGATTCACAGTGTCATCAGCAGCATTGACAATAGGATTGGATTCAAAATAAACTAGGTAAGGCAAATCAGGAACATTTCCTTCCTGATAAGCGTGGTAAGCGACAGGCAATCCAGCCTGTTCCAAAATTTCTGCAAACGCTGATAGTTTCATCGGCCAATCTCCTTGATTCTTTTCTCGAAAGTCTCTATAGCATTTTCTTCCGCTGGCTTGATATGCACGATACCAGCAACACGTCCACCGTTCCTTGACAAATGCCCTTTCTCTAGCAAGTGGGTAAGACTAGCAACAACGTTGTAAACAACATAAGAGCCTGTTTTCAGTTTCTTCTTGCGCCAACTCCTACGATACTTACCATACCTTTTAGGACTATTTTCTTTTAATTCTTGGACGGTCTCTTCAGCGACATCCTCAGCTATCTCATCAACTTCCTCTTCAACTTCCTTTGAGTAAGCGGCTAGCTCTTTAGCAATCAGACTGGCTAAATCATTACTCATGGCAATTTCTCCATCAAGGTCAATTCTAAGATTTCAAGGTCAATTGGATAGGTTTTTATGATACGATATCTTTTCCCGTCAAACTCAGCCAGCTCCTGATTCTCATATTCAAAGCTATGGATATCAACAACTAAGCTTGGACGAAGCCCAGCCTGATTAGCCTGAGAAAACTCTGATCTGGTAATTGACCGCTTACGGCATAACAACTTAGTTTTAACTTCTTCTGTAATGTTCTGTTTCAGTTTGTCTTTACCAGTGATTTTCTTGGCTATCAGTGTGATTTCATTGTTCCACATTGCTGACCTTTCCTTTCGATGAAACTTGTAGATTATGCAAACGCCACTGAAGGTGACGTGGCATATCCATACCACCTTCATAGCGATAAACAGCAAAATCAACCACAAACATCTCATGGTCAGCCCGCTTTAGATCAAGCACGACACCTAAATTTTCTCCAAGTTCAGAGATAACAGCATCAATGATTTTCTCCAAAGGCTTATCCCTGAGAGTGGTTGAAATTCCCAGCTTCAGTTTAAGCAATTCTAACAGCTGACCATTATTCATGATTATTCCTCCACCTTTTTAGTCGCACGCTTGCGCTTCGGTTTTTCAGTTGGATCTTCTTCAGTAGCTTCTGGAAACTCTGACTCTTGTTCAGGTTCTTCATCAGTAGCCTCTGAAAGTTCTGGCCCTTGTTCAGGTTCTTCATCAGTAGCCTCTGGTAGTTCTGGCTCTTGCTCAGGGGCTTCATCGACCAAAGCAAGGAAGATAGAGCCAGCTGAGTTTGAGCCAGTCAAAAGACCATTGGTGAAATCTTCTGATGGACTGTGACCATCACGAGGAAAGGCATCGCCAACAGCATAGTCATGTTTTTCAGGATCAGACAAGTCCTTGAAAGGACGAATTACTTTATAGCTCATATGCTACCTCCTTAAGCTACAACATCAGTGTAGGTTCCGAAGAAGCCAGCTTCTTCATCTGCTTTCTTCACATCCAAACGGATGAAAAGTCCAAGCAATTGTCCGTAAATGTCATTGTTCACCCATTTAACGGATACTTGAGAACGGTCAAACTCTTTGACGAACTCAGTGACATCTCCGATGAAGAATTTCATGTCTCCTTCGTTTCCAAACACTGTGTCATCTACTTTGTAGATTGTTTTCCCACCAAATGAATAGCCAGTAGGTGAAGCTACATCAGTTTGAAGCATGTAGCGCCCATCTTTGTCCTTCACCTTGTCAAGTGCAGCAAACATTGACTTAGTTACAACGATGCTTGCTTTATAAATTGATTTCAGCTTCTTGTTGTAGATATCTTTAATACCATCAAATCCAGCTGCATCTGCTTGGGTTGCTGTTTTGAGAACAGCTGTAACTAATGACAATTCAGTGTTTTCACCTTGATTGAACACTTCGTCTTCAACAATGGACATGATGTCATAGTCTGCGTCGTCAATCATTTCTTGTGACACAGGGACATATCCACGGTAAGTCTTGATTGAATAATCAATCTCGCTGATTGCTGGTTTTCCGAGTTCTGGATTTGATTTCAATTCATCTGTTGAAACCATTACACCATCCGTTTTCTTGATAAGTGGATATTTACCAGATCCACTGTTAACTTTCACACGTTCCACAAGATCCAAGAGTGGATTACGTGTTTTGTTAACAAAATGAGGTTTCAAAACTTCAGTAGGGATCAGAGCTGCGCTTCCTGAATCAGTAGTTTTCAAGCCTACGATGTCACGAGTTTGACCAGTACGAATGTATTTAGCAATTGCGTCACGTTGTTCCAATTTCTGTCCTCCGCGTTTTTCTTGACTTGGGTAAGTCGGGGCTTTGCGATTCAATTCTTCAACTTGATTTTGTAAATCTTCGATTTCTTTTTCAAGTTGTTCTTTTTCTGCCAATTTTTCATCCAATTCTTTTTGGATGTCTTCCAGGTTCTTTTCAACTGCTGAAACTTCTTCATCATTTCCAGCTTGTTCCAATTTCTTTGCTTCAAGTTCAGAACGCTTGTTCAATTCTTTGATTGATTCTTCAAGTTCTACCACTTTGTCTGCTTTGTTGCGCATACGAGCGCCTAAAATCAATGATTTGTGCATAGGTTAAATTTCTCCTTAATTTCTTTCTTGCGCTTGTCCAGCGCTTCACGATTGGCACGCTGTTGACTTTCAAAGTCCTTCTGTCGTGCAGCAATTTCCGTCTGTGGATAGGCTGGGAAAGTACATGGACTCACTTCAAAGATTTCTAATTCTAAGACAGTGTCCAGGTACGAACCATCTGCTTGCTCTTCCGTGTTGATTTTGATTGGGATAAAACCAAAGCTACATCCAATTACATCACCACGCTGAACACGAGCATAGGCCCCAACAGCTTGCGGATCATCTTTGTTGATGATGATATCCCCATAAAGTCCGATGTCATCAACTCCCAAAGTGACCGTCCCGTTACCAGTCCGACCAAGCACCAAATTATCATCGTGGTTAAACAATGCCCTGATGTCAGCTCCTTTGATGGCTTTTTCAACACCATCACGCTTAATCACTTCAAAATAACCAGGCCACAATTCAGTAACTTCATCAAACTTGATAAAGTACCCACTCAAAATCAAATCACCAGTGTCAACTTCTTCTCGTGTCTTGAATTGAGCGGTACGATAACTATTCCGTTTGTTCATTCTCTTCCTCACCCCCTTTCAGTTTCTTCTGGTCCCCAAGCCTGTCTTGTGGGATAAAGTTTTCAAGAGCAAGGAGCTCATCCATATCAGGATCAGGCGGCATCCCAAGCCAATCCCTCCACTCGTTTCGACGCATTGCCATGCTTTTAGTCATCTGTTCAGCAACTGATGACAATTCTGTAATGTCATACGAATAAAGCGAGCGAGCATTCAATTTGAAATACCGATTATTTGAAACGAGTAAGTCTCTAGTTAAGGTCTGAGTGATTGTCGTAGCAATACTCATGACCGTTGTATTGACAAAGTTGTTGTATTCCTCTTTGTCAAAGCTACCAACTCCCAAAATAAAAGCTGGAACTCCCAAAAGTCCAGCAACTGTTTTCTTGTCAATTTCAACAGATTCATTGATAGCAATATCTTTCAGACTGAGTGGCTTGACCTGTTCAACCTCTAGCAAGGCATCCGGAATAATCCACGGTTCACCAGCTTGACTAGTGCTAAGATATTTCTTCGCTACTTTGTCTCTACCTTCTGGAGTCCCTAAATCTCCACTTGAAGAATCGACCTTAACAATTAGGCTAGGAACATTCTTTCCGCTCATAAAACCTTTTTTGATTTGAGTAGCAAGGTTTAAATTCCTAACAATATCTCGTAGAGCAAGCCTGTATCCAGTCCCTATAAATGGATTATCTGGATCTGGATTGATTACAAAGTGCACGATTTCGCTTGGGTTGTAGTCGATACCACGATAATTCACGATATAACCAACATCATCACTTTTAAAAGAAACTTCACTCATTGCGAATGGTCTTAGGTTCAAAATGTAATCATTCACAGGATCATATTCGACATGAAGAACCGAATTTCCGTCACCAAATAACAACAGGTCACGCACAATCTTGAAAATCCAAGTTTTGCGAGTCATGTTGTCGCATGGGTTTATATCAATCTTGCGAGCCAGTCCGTCTTTTATTCGGATATCGCCTTTATCGGTATTCTCCATCAAATGAATGGTCATGTTAGATACCATGTCAGCAATTTTGTTGACCGCTGCAATCACATCAGGGTTGCGGGCCAAGGGCACATAGCTATCACCGTCGATATAAAGCCCAAAATCTGAATGAGTGATAACATTCGTTCCACCTCGACTCTTACCACGTTTCAAAAACCTATCTAAAAGCCCCATCTTTTCTCACCTCCTTTCTAGCGTGCAGCGCTTTGAAAGAGTGAATCAAAGTGCCTATTTCTTACAACGTTCTGACTGACATCAACTATCTGTTTATCCCAGTTCACAAGTTCAGCCATAAGGTCTTTTCTGTATGACTGTCTAATAGTGACTTCTTTGCCATTTAAAGTTGCTTTTACTTTTCCTGTGTTGATTAACACGTTGATGTCATGTTCTGATAAAACTATTTCATTCATAAATCACCTAATCAAAGAAGCTCATGACATTCTGATTCTTACCAAGGTTGGCAAGAGCCTGAATGCAAGCAAATACGCTGGCATCAAACAAGTCAATTCTTGCAGTACCACCGTCACCGTCTAATTTTTCATATTGCACAGCGTCATCCACCTTTTCAATTGCTCTAACGTTGCTCACACAGTATTCGTAAGCATCAGAATGAAGATAGTAAAACTCTTTATTCTTAACTTTGAACTCAATCCGTCTGAATCCCTCTGATTTCAGATAAAAAAGCTGAGGTTGGTCAATCATCTTGAACTTAGCCTTTTTCATCTTGGCAAAAAACTCTCGACCAAACTTCCTATCCATTCCGACAGCAGCAATCTTGAACCCTTCCTCTCTCATCTTGATGAACCATTTGACAATATCATCATAGAGAACGGTTGGAGTATTGCTCATAGTCAGCCAACCATCAGACTGCCAACCAAAAAGCGGAATCCCGTCATCGTTCGCTTTCTTTTGAGCGTTGACACGAGGAAAGAAAGCGTGAGTGATACAAATATCAATGCCCTTTTCTCCATCGTTATAGACGCCATAGAGAGCAGCAGCCGTCAAGTCATGCAGCCGTGACAAATCTGCCCCACCATACCACTTGATAGGCAAGCGTGCTAGTTCCTCCAAGGTCCAATCATACTTCTCATCAGAGGCAATGAACTCATCAGGGTTGAAATAAGCATTCATAGAGTTGGTAAAGACATTCAAGGTCTTGTTAAAGAACTCATTTCTTGTCTGAGGGTCATTCATGGCTTGCTCTGCCTCAGCTCTAAGAGCTGGCATAGACACCGTGACACCCCATGACGGGTTAGCCATCTTGAGCACATTGTCTGAAAGATAATCCCCAACATCACCATCAGTTGTCTGATCAGCCTTGCAGATGAAAATAAACAAGCCTTCATCTTGCACCAACTGCTTAAGCACCTTTTGACAATACTTCAAACGGTTAGCAAGGAAACCTGTGGGAATATCCCCAGCCGTAGAGATAACAAAAAGCATACTGTTTCGGTATGCTGACATTGTTTTCTTCATGAGACCATACTTCTTAGAATTTCGCATGGTGTGAGCTTCATCGATAACCGTGACATTGCCATTGAGAGAGTCCAAACGGCTCTCATCGTTGGCCAAAGCCTGAATGTAAAATGACCCATCATCACCAAAGTTGGCTGTGATAGAGTGTTCCTGGTTGTTGTCCTTGATACGGATAGACTTATCATTCCACCGCTCCACATTGAACTTGATAAAGTTGAAAGCCTCAAGAGCCTGCTTGACTGAGTTGGCCACAATGTAGCACTTGGACCCACTATCAGAATCCAAAATCTGATAGAGAAGAGCAATAGCAGCAGTGAAGCTGGTCTTGCCGTTCTTGCGGGCCAACATGATGAGAGCCTCTTTGAACCGACGCTCGTTAGTGCCTGCATAGTAAAAGCCAAAGAGATTGACCACCACGAAGTGTTGCCATGGTTGCAGAATCAAAGGCTTATTACGGATGGACATAGCAAACATGTCATCACCCTGCTGATGGACTATCGAGTTCTCGATGAAGTGAATGGCAAAATCAACCATATCTTCATCAAGATCATAGACTGGATTCTCCAAATCCCTCAAAAAGCGTTCAGCAGCCAAGGTCCGTTCTTCGTTGTGCTCATCTGGATAGTTCAACACATAGTCAACGTAGGCCTTGGCTTTACCAAGATTGGTCAAGGCATGGTGGAAGTCGGCAAATCGTTTCTCAAACTCCTTATCCATCTTTCACCCTCTTCCTCTTCAGCTCATCCTTGAACTTCATAACCTCAGTGAGCGGTGAGCCTTTGTCTTGCTCCACAACCTCGCCCAGTGACTTAGGGTTCAACATCAGCTGGTTGGAGTAGCTCAAGATATCTTTTCTAAGAATTTCCATGGCTGTCAAGATAGGAACTTTCCGCTCATTCTCTGCACCAGCTTTATTGACATAGACATCTGTGACAGGGTAGCCCATATCTGCATAGTCTTGGGCTAGTTTCTGGTACTGAAACAACATTCCAGCAAAGATGTCAATGATCATATCAAATTCTTTTCGATAAGTGCCCAAGTCTTTCATCTGCTTGACCACTTTTGTCTTGATTGACTTAGCTGTAATTGGTTTAGCCAAAAACTAACCCCCTTTCGTCAAAATCGCTTAGTTTTTACCCCCTTTTTCTCTGAGCACCTCCGACTTGGAAAAAGTTCCCTTCCCCGGTTCCCAAGGCACTCAAGAAAAAATTTTTTAAACGGGGGGAGCTGAAAAAATCATTTTTACAAAAATTCTTCTTTTCGATTTTTATAAAAATTCAAAAATTCTCTTTTCCGCTTCTTTTGCCAAAACAAGCCTTGAGCTATGACTTTATCGTTTATTCTATCGTGAAATGTGTTATGCTTCTTGTTAGTTAGCGGTAAACAATTCCACTCAACGAATTCAAGCTCAGGATATTCTGATACAGGGAAAATATGATGGACCATTTCTGCTTGCGTAGAAATTCCGTAACGCAAACTTTCTTGACAAAGATAATCATGCTTGCGCATTATCCTATCACGAAACTTCTCCCACTTCTTAGACTTCAAGGATGGTCTGATAGGTTTGTTGTACATAGCAAACCTCCTCTCTCAATACTAAAAGGGACAGGTCGTTGACCTATCCCCTCTCATACAAAAAATCCATGCTATCATAATAATTCTTTTTTTGTGAGAAAACAATAGCTTTTATTCTCATTTTATTTTTTTTAAAAAATCATAGGCTGATACAAAAATAAATACGAGTGGTAAGAAAAAGAATATCAATCCATTCTCAAATAACTTTAATACATCACTTTTCCCCCAATCGAAAATAACGACTAGAAAAACTAAGGTAAAAAAATAGACAACTAGATATCCTATAAATAATCCCAATGTTCCATCCTCCAACTATACCATTTTTATCCCTCACTTTCACATATCTTATATTTTGTTAAACTCACACTATTTTCAAAATCCTTGATAGATAAAGGATTTCAGCTTTCTTGTTTTGCCAGTTTATTCTTGGTTCATTATGTTAAAGTGATAGGCAAAAAAATTAAATGACAAAGTTCCGTAGTGCATCATCTAGCTCAGCTTGCTCAATCCCAATATATCTGAGAGTGATTGCTGGTGATGAGTGATTAAACATTTTCTGCAATGTTCCTACGTCCTTTGTCTTGTTGTAATATTTATAGCCGAATGTTTTTCGCATTGTATGTGTACCAACATTATCAATGCCTAGTTCTTCAGCTGCCTCATGAATGATTTGATAGGCTCGCTCACGAGTGATCGCTTTATTCTGACCTTGCCTACTCTTGAATAAGAAATGATGAAATGGTTTCCCTTCAACATATCTCCTCATTTCTTTCTTGAGTTATTTTGTCATCCGCCTTGTTATCTGCTTGCCAGTCTTCCGTTCTCTCAACTTTATGTGCCATCCTTGGACATCTTTCACTTTCAAGGTAAGTATGTCTCCGACTCGCAAGCCAGTGTTCAGTCCTGTAATGAATAGCATATAATACATCTCATTCCATTCTCTGAGATAATCTTTCATAGCCTGGATATCTTCATTTTCTTTTATTGGTGAGACTTCTTCCATGACATAACCTCCCTTCATCAAATAAAAAGCCAGCCCTAAGACTGACTTTCAATGACTTCTGTTGAAACAACTCTTCTGTTAAAAAAGATTAAGAATGATTCTCACAAATTGACTGCATTTTGTTTTCAGAAGTTCATGCTATCATGATAAGAGCTTTTCAATGAGAATACAAGAGTTTATTTTCTCATTCTACAAAATGCCCTTAGTTCTTGCGTAGGTTTCAAGAATGTTGTTTCGTTTTCTATATACAGTGGCAGTGCTGATGTATAGCTTTTCAGCAATCTCTTCCCATTCAAGACCAGCTTGACCCCAACGCATTTCAAAAATATCTGATTGTTCACTGGTCAGGCTTTTTTGAAATGTCTCAACAGTTTCCTTGAAAAGTTCAAGGTTTCTTAATGGAACATCTGTGCTGAACTTGATGACGGTGCTTTCTGTGGGTTTGCTGATTCCGCCCCCTCGACTTCCTACAATGTCTTCTCCATTGTTGGCCATAAGCTCGGCTTTTCTTGTCCAAATAGCACGTTCTATCCCTCTGAACTTGAATAACTCTTGGTCCAGATTGTATAGTTCCCTGTTGTTTAAAATTTTCAAATGATACCTCCAAGTTCTTGAAAAATTCAATCAAGCCATCGAGAACATAAGCGATAGCTTTTCCTATCTCTTGGAATACTTGATTGATGGTACTCCCTAGATTTTCTAGCTCTTCAGGACTTAGCTGAGCCAGCTCTTGAGCTAGTTTCTCTTGCTCATGCAGTAAAGCCTGCTTAACTTTCTTCTTCTTGATTCTTTTGTTCATTTTTAAAAATTACCCTCCATCCACTAACTAAAATAGCCAATAATAGAACCATCAAGATCGCTATGATAACCATAGCTCCTAAAATTTTGATAATTTCAAACAATATCATTTCCCACCTCTACATGGATTTTTCATCACATTTTCCTTAAAATCTTCAATATTTTTTTTGACCTTATCCAGAAGATTTCGCTCAACCACCAAGTCGTGTTCATCCGCACCTTCACGCTGAATATAGTGTTGCAAGGCATGTTTCACAATCTGCATGTGTTTATATTTTTAGCCATAGCTGAGCGACACATATCATCCCAAACATGATCAGCATTTTCTAGCTGCAAGTCTAGACATCTGGCTCTCAACTTTTCAATCTCAGCTTCTTGCCTTTCGATATCTTTGTATGCTCGCTCATATAGCTCATCTTCCAGAAATCTAATGCGCTCTGCCATCGCTTCCTGAATGATGATATAAGTTGGTTTCTTGTACTCTGACATCTTTCCCTCCTAAAACGGCAAATCATCATCCGAGATGTCCATCGGCTGGCTATTTTCAAAAGCTGGTGGCATCTGCTCGTCCATACTGCTATGATTAGCAGATTTGTTACGACTTTCTAAAAGCTGGAAATTTTCCGCAACAACTTCTGTGACATAGACACGCTGGCCTTGCTGATTATCGTAGTTACGAGTCTGAATGCGACCAGTAATTCCGATTAGAGCGCCTTTTTTGGCCCAATTAGCAAGGTTTTCTGCCTGCTGACGCCAGATAACAACATTGATAAAGTCCGCTTCACGCTCACCACTTTGATTTTTAAAGTTGCGATTGACAGCCAGAGTAAATGTTGCGACCGC